AAGAGCAAATTGAAGACTTGGTTGATGATGCAATACCATTTTTTCAAGAGACACATTTTGATGGTGTTTCTCAGATGTATTTAAAATATCAGATAACTCAAAACGATATTGATAGGGGTAGAGCAAAAATGGGTGGCGTTGGTATCGCCACAACTTCAGCAACTACAAATATTGCAGGCACTCCAACAACATTTAATTACTTTGAAACCAGCAATTATTTGCAAGTACCTCCATCAATTATCGGTATTAATAAAATATTCCACTTTGAAGGTTCAAATAGCATTTCAAGTGGAATGTTTAGTATTAAATATCAACTATTTTTAAATGATATTTACTATTGGGGTTCTACTGAATTGTTAACTTATTCTATGGTTAAAAGATATCTTGAAGATATTGATTTTCTTTTAACCACACAAAAACAAATAAGATTTAATCAAAGAATGGATAGATTGTATCTTGATATTGATTGGTCAAGTTTAAGAGCAGGAGAATATTTAATAATAGACTGTTATAGAGCATTAGATCCAAGTGATTATTCTAGAGTTTGGAATGATTCTTTCTTGAAACCATACTTAACTGCATTAATTAAACGCCAATGGGGTCAAAATCTTATCAAATTCCAGGGAGTAAAACTTCCAGGTGGAATTGAATTAAATGGTAGACAATTATATGATGATGGGCAAAGAGAAATTGATGAGATTATGAATAAAATGTCTTCAACATACGAATTACCACCTTTAGACATGATCGGGTAATTTTATATGGCACTCAATCCATTTTTTCTTCAAGGTTCAATAACCGAAAGAGGTCTTGTACAAGACTTAATAAATGAACAAATAAAGATTTATGGTGTAGATGTTTATTATATCCCTAGACAATATATTAATGAAAAAACTATTATTGAAGAAGTAGTAAATTCTGACTTTAGATATGCATATCCTATAGAGGCGTATGTAGAAACATATGATGGATATGGAAACTTAGGAACCTTGATGTCAAAATTTGGAGTACAAGAATTAGATGATTTAACATTAACAATCTCTAGAGAAAGATATGAAGTTTATTTGAAACCATTATTACAAAATCTACCTAATATTAAATTGTATGATAGACCTAAAGAAGGTGATTTAATTTATTTTCCTTTAGGTGATAGGTTATTTGAAATTAAATATGTAGAACATGAAAAACCATTTTATTCATTAAAAGGAAATTATACTTATGAATTAAAGTGTGAACTGTTCAGATATAATAATGAAGTTATTGATACTGGAATAGAATTTATTGATGATAATGTACAGAATGAAGGATATACTCAAACATTTAAGATGATTGGTATTGGATCTCTTCCAGTTGCTACTTCTGGATTAGTTTTTGGTGGTGTAAGATATATAACCTTATCGGATAGAGGAAAGGGATATAAGTCAACTCCTACTGTAGCAATTTCTTCGTCACCAGATCCATCGGGAACTGCATCTGGAATTGCAACCATGATTGGTGGTATAACTGATTTATGTGAACCGAATGCATCATTACTTAGAATACAGGGTATTGAACTAACAAAGACTGGTTATGGGTATACAATGGCACCATCTGTAGCATTTATAGGTGGTGGTGGAAGTGGCGCAAAAGCAACTGCAGTTATAGGTAATGGTATAGTTGGTATTATTACAATAGTTAACGGTGGTTATGGATATGCAGAACCACCGATAGTTACATTTTCTGCACCAGGAACTTCTTCTACTGCAACAGCAAATTTAACTGCAAATATAAATTCATCTGGATTTGTAACCTCAATTTCTATAAATGATCAACAAGGATTTTTTGATAATACAAGAGAATTTAGTTTCCCAAATCCAATACTGAATAATGCAACAGTATCATCAGTATTAAATAGTAATTCAAATATTTTAAGTATTTCAATAACCAATCCAGGTGCTGGTTATACTACTGCAGTTGCAAACAATATTAAATTTACTGGTGGTGGATTAACAACATCAACATATAAATTCGGATCAACAAGTGGTTATTTAAATGGAACTACACCAAATATAGTTTCAAAAAATGTTGGTTCTGATATTTTCAGAAACGGTAGAGTAGACTTTTTCTTAAAGTTAAATTCTGGTTATCAATCTGGAAATTTAATACGTTCAAATGGTCTATATGGGTCATATGAGTGGAAAATAAATTTAAAAAATAATTCAAGAATAGAAGTTGATATTTTAAACGGTTTAAGCATATTTGAAGTTCCAATCAATTTAAATGATTCAGAATGGCATTTTATATCATTCCAAAAAACACAAAATCCTTATAGTGGATTTAATACTTTAATAGTTGTTGATGGTAATGAATACTTGTTAACTGGAGGTGAACCAAATTTATATGTTGCTTCAGAAGGAATAGAAATAAGCAGTGGCACCAACACTAATTGTTATATTGATGAATTTAGGATTGAAAATAATTGTGTAGATTACGATACAACTATTCCATCTTCAGAATTTGTAAGCACAATTAATACACTATTTTTACATAAATTTGAACATGCTGTTGCAAATCCAGTAATATCAAATGGTAAATTATCGAATGTTAATATAACTTATCCTGGATCAGGATACAGCGCACCACCTACAATATTAGTTTCTGAACCAACGAAATTTATTACAGCAAAAGGTAGACCTTTAGTTAATAATGCTGGAATTATAACGTCAATTATAGTTACAAATCCAGGATTTGGTTATTCAACTTCACCATCAGTAAGTATAGCAACAACTTCGTTCCAAAAAGAACCTGCTTTAGGTAGAGCAGTTATAAATGATGCAGGTACAGTGACTGAAATTAAATTGATAAATGCTGGTATTGGTTACACTCAACCACCAACAATAAGTTTCTCTTCACCACCAACTACAGGCATTGGATCATTTAGTTTTAATGAAGTTGTTGTTGGATCTATAAGTAGTGTTAGAGGAAGAGTTAAAGAATGGGATGGTAATACCAGAACATTAACATTATCAAATATAACTGGCGAATTTATGACTAATGAATACTTGGTTGGTCAGACTTCTGGTGCCAATTATAAAATAAAAATTATAAATACAGATAATATTCAAGATCCTTTTGCTCAAAATTATACAATACAGCAAGAAGCATCAGAAATAATAGATTTCTCAGAACAAAATCCATTTGGCACAGTTTAAAAAATGTTTGATTATTTTTACCACGAAATTTTAAGGAAAACCATTGTAACTTTTGGTACTCTTTTTAATAATATTTCTATACAGAAAAAAGATTCTGATGGAAATTTATTAGAAGTTATAAAAGTTCCTTTAGCATATGGTCCAACACAAAAATTTCTTGCTAGATTGGAACAAGAACCAAATTTAAATAAACCAGTTCAAATAACATTACCAAGAATGTCATTTGAATTTGTTGGTTTGGCATATGATAATAGTAGAAAATTAGCACCAACTCAGGCGTTTTCTGCTGCAACAAAAGTTGATGGTAAAGATATTAGAAAAGCATACATGCCAGTTCCATATAATATGGATTTTCAATTATCTATAATGACACAATTGAATGATGACATGCTTCAAATTGTAGAGCAAATTTTACCATATTTTCAACCATCATTTGTATTATCAATAAATTTAGTTGAAAGTATTGGTGAAAAAAGAGATATTCCATTAACTTTAGAAAATATCACCATGCAAGATGATTATGAAGGTGATTTCAATACAAGAAGGGCATTAATTTATACATTAAATTTTACTGCAAAAACTTATTTGTTTGGTCCAATTTCTGGTCCAGAAACTTCCAAAGATATTATCAAAAAAGTCACAATTGGTTATACTGCTGGAGACAGTGGATCGAGACAGGTTACATATACATCAGAAGCAAAAGCAACTAAAAATTATACTGGGGATATTGAAACCAATTTATCACAAGATATTGGTTTAACTGATCAAGAAATAACAGTTGATGATGCATCAAACATTGATGTCAATACCTACATTACAATAAACGAAGAAACATTAAAAGTAAGATCTAAAAATATTAATACACTTATTGTAGAAAGAGGTGCATATAATACAAAAGTATTAAATCATGTTTTAGGATCTCCAGTTAAAAGAATAACTTCTACAGATGATCAATTAATTGTTGCTGGCGATGACTTTGGATTTAGTGGATCATTATGAAAAATCAATTTGATAATTTAAACGATACTTTTAATCTGGATAATACTGAAATAGTTTCAACCCAAGTAGAAACCAGTAAAATTGAAGTGCAATCTACAACAGATGATATAAAAAAAGATTATGAATATACCAGAGGAAATTTATATTCAATAATAGAAAAGGGTCAAGAAGCATTAGATAATGCATTGGAACTAGCAGTTGATGGTGGTCAACCAAGGGCATATGAAGTTGTTGGACAACTTATAAAAAATGTCTCTGATGCAACGGACAAATTATTAGATTTACAAAAAAAATTAAAAGAAATAGAAAACGAAAAATCACCAAAAAACCCTACAAGTGTTACTAATAATGCTTTGTTTATAGGTTCAACTGCAGAGTTATCTAAATTCTTAAAATCAAACAAAGAAAAATTAATGGATAAATAGTCAATAAAAGTTAATTAGTAAAATGTCCGTTGTAATTTCTGCCAATTACGAACTTGAAAAGGGTGCAGATTTTATACAAAATATTACTTTCAGAAATTCAGATAGAACACCATTAAATCTGACTGGATATAGTGCATCGGCAAAAATTAGAAAATATCCAACTTCACCATATTATAATACAATAACTGTCACTTTTGTTAATAGAAATCAAGGACAAATTAGATTGTTTATCAGTAGAGATCAAACTTTACTTTTGGCATCAGGAAGAAATTATTATGATGTAATGTTGACAGATCCAGATGGAGTAACTACAAAAAAATTAGAAGGAAGTATATTGGTAAATGATAGTTCTACCATAGGATTTGTAAGATCTTCTGCTATATCTGATTTGGGAACTATTGATACATCAAATATAGCAATTGGTTCTGGATCAACAACAGGAATAGGAACTACTGCTGGTTCTGGTGATGGATATGTTTTAATGTTTGATGGAAATACTCAATCATTTAAATTTGTAAATCCAGATGAAGTATTATCTAAAGCGGCAACCGAACCACAACAACCAGGTTTACCTTCAGACTTTATAAATCAATTAGATATTGAATTAGATAATAAGATAGATATTGATGCTGGAACTTGGTGATAAATAGTTAATAATTAACCTCTCAATAAAATGGATCTACAGTATCCAATTGACACTAGTAATTTAAATGATGGGTATATTTTAATTTTTGACTACGAAAATAAAAAATATGAATTTGTAAATCCCGATGTAATATTATCAAATGCAACTACTGACCAACAACAATTAGGTCTTCCTGCAGATTTTTTATCTTTATTAGAAGTTGATTTAGATAACAGAGTTAATTTAGATGGTGGTGTTTGGTAATTATATAAAAATAAATAATAATACTAGTAAAATTATTATAAGGTTCCATGCCAGTACCAATTCTACAATTTAAACGCGGAGAATATGCAGCACTCCCTGCGTTAAGGGCGGGTGAACCTGGGTTTACTACAGATAAGTATGATCTTTTTGTAGGTTTTAATACCACTGTAGGCGGGAATAAATTTTTTGGATCTCATCGATATTGGACTAGAGAAAACGGATCAGTATCTTTAAGTCTTAATTTAGTAGATAAAGACGGTAGCAACCATATTTCAGTAAAATCACCAAATACTTTAGCGGGTGTAGTTACATACACATTACCAGGAACTCAAGGTGGAGTTCAATCGATTTTAACAAATGATGGACTTGGAAATTTATATTGGGATAGTGGATTTTTAAATGCAGTTTTAAGTGGATTTACTACTGTAACTGGTCCATTGGGACTTACGAGCACAACAGAATCCACAAGTAAAGATACTGGAGCTTTAGTAGTAGAAGGTGGTATTGGTGTAGAAAAATCAATTAATGTTGGACTTGGAATTTCTATCACTGAAAACTTATATGTAAATGGATTATCAACTTTTGCTAATAATGTAAGATTAAATTCTCAATTAAGAGTTGCTGGAGTATCAACTTTTGTTTTAGATAGTGAATTTAACAAAAATGTAAGAGTTTCTGGAATTACAACTCTTACCACAATGAGAGTTACTGGTATTTCAACATTAATGGGTGATGTTGAATTAAACAATAACCTAAATGTTGCTGGTGTATCTACATTTATTAATAGTGTACGTATTGAAGATGAATTAAGAGTTGTTGGAGTATCAACTTTTAATTCTGATTCAATGATTAATGCCCACTTAAATGTTACGGGCATCACAACTACTGGCAATTTTAGAGTAACTGGAGTATCGACATTAACAGGTGATACTAATTTATCAAATAACCTGAATGTTCTTGGCATTACAACTACAGGAACTTTTAGAGTTACTGGTATTTCAACATTAATGGGTGATGTTGAATTAAATAACAACTTAAATGTTGCTGGTGTATCTACATTTATCAATAGTGTTCGCATTGAAGATGAGTTAAGAGTTGTTGGAGTATCAACTTTTAATAATCATATGATGGTCAATGCTGATTTGAATGTTACAGGTATTACAACTGTTAATAATTTCAATATTATTGGTATTGCAACTTTTGTTGGTGATATTGAACTTGATAATAATTTAAACGTTGCTGGAGTATCAACACTTGTTAATAGTGTTCGCATTGAAGATGAATTAAGAGTTGCTGGAGTATCAACTTTCAACTCAGATTCAATGATTAACGCTCACTTAAATGTGAGTGGTATCACAACCACAGGTAATTTCAGAGTTACTGGAGTATCAACATTAACAGGCGATACTAATTTATCAAATAACTTAAATATTCTTGGAATTACTACTACTGGCAATTTTAGAGTAACTGGTGTTTCTACTTTAACTGGTGATACTAATTTATCAAATAACTTAAATGTTCTTGGTATTACAACTACTGGCAATTTTAGAGTAACTGGTGTTTCTACTTTAACTGGTGATACTAACTTTAGTAATAACTTAAACGTAAGTGGCATTACAACTACAGCAACCTTTAGGGTTACTGGTATTTCCACATTAATGGGTGATGTACGTTTAGATAATAATTTAAACGTTGCTGGTGTATCAACACTTGTTAATAGTGTTCGTATCGAAGATGAATTAAGAGTTGCTGGAGTATCAACTTTCCAATTAGATGCAGAATTTAATCAAAATCTAAAAGTAGTTGGTGTTACAACTATTCTAGATTTTACATTTAGAAGTGGAATTATTACAGGTCCTTCTGCAATAGTTATTGATCCAGCAGGAATTGGTACTAATACTGGGTCAGTAAGAATTAAAGGTGATTTATATGTTGATGGAGAAACAACATCAGTAAATTCCACAGTATTAAAAGTAAAAGACAACTTAATAGAAGCAGGATTAGTAGATAATGGATCTGGAGTTTTAATTCCACCATCACTTGATGCGAATATTGATCTTGGATTTATAATGCATTATTATGACACTTCTGCTAAAAAAGCAGCACTTTACTGGGATGATTCAGTACAAAGAGTTGGTATTGCTTCAAATGTGACTGAATCTGTAAATATTTTAACTACAGTTTCTTGGGCAGAAGTTGAAATGGGTGCATTATGGTTCAATGATTGTGCAGGTCAATCTAAAACTGTTACTTGTATTGCGGGAGAAAGAAGATTAGAAAATATTACAATCGATGGTGGAAGCTACTGAGTTTCTACTTAAATAAATAGATAAAACCGACCCTATTACCCCCAAGGGTATCGCTGTAAATACAGATATGAGGTTAGATGGCAGATCCAATCATTAGACTAAAAAGATCCTCAACACCAGGAAAAATTCCCCTTACATCAGACCTTCAATTAGGGGAATTAGCCGTAAATACGCATGACGGTAAAGCTTACCTAAAAAAAGATGTAGGTGGCGTAGAAACTGTGGTAAATCTGGGTGGAGGATACCCAGGTCAAACGTATTATGTCACCAAAACTGGTTTAGACACAAATGATGGTCAGAATATATCTGCAGCATTTGCTACACTTAAAAAGGCATTAACTGTAGCAATTGCTGGGGATACTATTCAAATTTCTTCTGGTACTTTTACTGAAATTTTCCCATTAACTATACCACAAGGGGTTACTGTACGCGGAAATGGTATAAGATCTACATTTATTCAACCAACATCTGGTACAGAAAGGAATGATGCGTTTCTCTTAAATGGAGAAACTACTATTGAGGACTTATCCTTAGGTAATTTTTACTACAATTCATCCACAGATACTGGATATGGATTTAAATTTGCTCCTAACATGGTCACAACCACTAGGAGCCCTTATATTCAGAGAATTACTGTACTTAACAGAGGATCAACGCAGACAGCAACAGATCCATATGGATTTGATACAGTAGATAATTATCCAACATCAAAAATTGCTGGTAGAGGTGTTTTAATAGATGCTAGTGTTGTTCAATCAACAACACTAGAGCCTGCAATGCTCTTTAATGAGTGTACTTTTATCACTCCAAACCAAACTGCCCTGAAGATGACTAACGGGGCAAGAACAGAATGGGTAAATTGTTTTACCTATTTTGCAAGTGTTGGTATTGATGGTACTTCTGGAAATGTTGGTGTAGCAAGTACTGCAAATGTTCAATTAAAACTTTCTGGAATTACAACATCTATTGCAGCGAATTATGTTGTAAAATATTATCAAGGTGGAACTCCAGTTGCTATAGGAACTGTAGTATCTACTGAAGGTGAATATGTAACTATTTTAGGTAAAGGTTCTGGTATATTCAATTCTGTTGGTATTGGATCCACACAAGATGTTAGAATTTTCCAATCCAATGGAATTACTCAAGTAGGTACTGCAAGCACTATTCTTTGGGCAGATTATCAAAAGTTTGGTGCAGACATGAGATCCATTGGATCTGCAACAAACTTTGGTACTGTAGGTGTACGTGGTGATGGTAAAGGAGTACAATTAAGACTTTTCGGATTTAATTTTGGTTGTGTTGGATCTGGGAAAACATTTACACAAGATCCAACTCTAACTTTGCCTGAAAATGAAGCAATTCAATTAAATGGTGGTAGAGTATATTTCCAATCGGTAGATCAAGCTGGTAATTTTAGAATTGGATCAATTTTTAGAATTGACCAAGAAACTGGTCTAGTTTCTATTGCAAGTACAAGTGATATTACATTAACTGGAACATTAACTGCAAGTCATCTGGAAGTTATTGGTATATCCACATTTTATGATCCAATAAGACATTATAATTCTGATTTTGTAACAGATCAACCAAATTATAATTTAATTAATGATACTGCACAAACAATAAATTTTGCTGGTGATGGTACAAATATTACAATTGGTTCAGAAACTGGCGTAACTACCGTAAGAAATTACACAGTTAATTTAAGTGGCGGACAAGATTCATATACTTCAACCACTGGAACACTGCAGGTAAGTGGCGGTGTAGGTATTTCTAGTAATTTAAATGTAGGGAAAGATTTAAGAATTTCTGGGGTATCTACATTCACCAATAGTGTTCGTATTGAAGATGAATTAAGAGTTGCTGGAGTATCAACATTTGTTTCTGATGTAGAATTTAATAATAATATCAGAACTTCTGGTATTGGTACTATTAATAATTTAAATGTTACTGGATTCTCAACATTCAATAATAGTTCAGAATTTGATACCGATGTTCTAGTTTCTGGAATTACAACTCTCACCACAATGAGAGTTACTGGTATTTCCACATTAATGGGTAATGTTGAACTTAATAATGCATTAAGAGTTGCTGGAGTATCGACTTTTAGTTCTAATTCAATGATTAATGCTCACTTGAATGTGAGTGGAATTACAACTACAGGAAACTTTAGAGTAACTGGTGTTTCTACTTTAACTGGTGACACTAATTTAACAAATAACCTGAATGTTCTAGGAATTACTACTACTGGCAATTTTAGAGTAACTGGTGTATCAACACTAACAGGTGATACTAATTTAACAAATAATTTAAATATAAGTGGAATTACAACCACAGCAACCTTTAGGGTTACTGGTATTTCCACATTAATGGGTAATGTTGAACTTAATAATGCATTAAGAGTTGCTGGAGTATCAACTTTCAGTTCCGATTCAATGATTAATGCTAACTTAAATGTAAGTGGCATTACAACTACTGTAAATTTAAGAGTAACTGGTGTTTCTACACTAAGTGGTGATACTAATTTTACAAATAATTTAAATATAAGTGGAATTACTACCACATCAACATTTAGAGTAACAGGTATTTCTACCTTAATGGGTGATGTTCGTTTAGACAATAATTTATTTGTCTCTGGAATATCAACATTTAACAATACGATTAGTCATAATTCGCAATTATTCATAACCAATCAATCAACATATCGCTTTATTGATACAACCACTACAACTGTTACTGCATTTGGAGATGCAACTAATATTGGAATTGGTTCTACTAATGCAACTTTGACATTAAGACCATCAACAGTTGTTGGTACAAATTTATCACAAAACGTTTATAATACTGTAGCATCTACAGTTAATGCTTTTGGTGCAGCAACATCATTAAACCTCGGTGAAGCATCTGGAACAACTACTTTAAGATCTATAACATTAATTGGTGCTAACACTACCCAAAATCTTTATAACACAGTAGCAACAACAGTTAATGCTTTTGGTGCTGCAACAAGTGTTAATATTGGGGCAAACTCGGGTACATTAACTATAGGTAACCCAACAGTAATTGGTACTCAAGCATCTCAAAATCTTTATAATACAGTAGCAACAACAGTTAATGCTTTTGGTGAAGCAACTGCTATTGGTATTGGATCTACTGATGCAACTTTAACACTAAGACCTTCGACAGTACTTGGAACTCAATCAACCCAAAACCTCTATAATACAGTAGCAACTACGGTTAATGCTCTTGGTGCAGCAACAACTATCAACATTGGTGCAAATTCAGGAACTTTAACTCTAAGAAATCCAAATGTTATTGGAACACAAATAACTCAAAATCTTTATAATACAGTAGCAACAACAGTTAATGCTTTTGGTGAAGCGACTACTATTGGTATTGGATCTACTAATGCAACTTTAACACTAAGACCTTCTACTGTTGTTGGTGCTGCTGTAACGCAAAATCTTTATAACACTCAAGCAGTTACAGTAAATGCTTTTGGTGCTGCTGGATTTATCAATATTGGCGCAAATTATGGAACAGTAACTATTGGAAATCCAACTATTGTTGGAACTCAGTCAATCCAAAATCTATATAACACCGTAGCAACCAATGTTAATGCTTTTGGTGCAGGTACGGATATTGTCTTAGGTGCAACTACTGGTGTTACTAGCATCAGAAATGCTCAATTAGCACTTCCAAATGCCACATTGGTTACTGTAGATGGTGCAAATCCAACAATTTCTGGATCAAGCACAGGTACATTAACATTATTCAATCAAAATTTATCGACAATAAATGCATTTGGACAAGCAACCACTATTGGTATTGGTTCTACTAATGCTACATTAACTTTAAGACCTTCAGCAGTAATTGGTCAAAGTTCTACTCAAGATTTATATAATATAATTGCAAACACTGTTAATGCATTTGGACAAGCAACTAGTATTAATATTGGTGCTAATTCTGGTACTTTAACGATAGGTAATCCAACTGTTGTTGGTACTCAAGCAACTCAAAACCTTTATAACACAGTAGCAACAAGCATTAATGCTTTTGGTGCGGCAACAAATTTGGTATTGGGTGCTACTACTGGAGTAACTACTATTAGAAATGCTTCGGTAAATCTTTCTAATGCTACTTCAATAACAGCAACTCCAAATAGTTTTACTGTATTTAATACTAATGGTACTATAAATGCATTCGGTGCAGCATCTTCTTTATTCTTAGGTGCTACTTCTGGTACTTTAACTATTAGTAATCCAACAGTAGTTGGATCTCAAGCAACTCAAAATCTTTATAACACTGTTGCTACCAGAGTAAATGCATTTGGTGCTGCTACTGATTTATTGATTGGTGCTACGACTGGAATAGCAACAGTAAGAAATACTACAGTATCATTCCCCAATGCAACTACCTTTAGTATAAATGGTGCAAATCCAACAATTTCTGGATCAAGCACAGGTACATTAACACTATTCAATACTAATTTAACTAGTATAAATGCCTTTGGAGCAGGTACTGGAATTGTTTTAGGTGCAACTACTGGTGTTACTACTATCAGAAATACTACAGTATCATTACCAAATGCTACAACTTTCAGTATAAATGGTGCAAATCCAACAATTTCTGGATCAAGCACAGGTACATTAACACTATTCAATACTAATTTAACTAGTGTTAATGCTTTTAATAATGCAACTGCAGTAGTGATTTCAAATACTACTGGTGTTACTACTGTAAGAAATAATTTAGATGCAAGAGGTACAACTACTGTTGATTTAGAAGTAACTGGAGTATCTACATTTGTTACTGATATTTACCAGTTATTTGGAACAGCAAACTTAGATTATGTATTTGTTTCTGGAATTAGTACTTTCAATAGTCCTAGTGATTTTGTTGGATTTACTCAATTTTCAAATACATCAACATCTGGAACTGCAGAAATACAAAATTTAAACGTTACTGGTGTAACTACTTTAGGTGGAAATTTAAATGTAAAAGGTGACCTTCAAGTTGATGGAACAGTAACTTCAATAAATTCTTCTACACTACAAGTCGATGATGTTAATATTGAATTGGGTGTTGTCCAAAGTCAAGTTAATCTAGAGGGTACTTTAATATCTGGTACATATTATGTAATTTTAGATCCAAATCAGTACACTACTACTGGTATAATACCTGGACAATTAATAACACAGGTTGGTGGAATTGGAAGTTTCGCTCCAAGTACTAGAGTAGATCAAATCATTTCACCTACAGAATTCACAGTTTTAGATCCACATGTTTTAAGTGGAACTGCTATCTTTGATGTTGGTGGAGCAACAGATTTTACTGCAAATGAAGGTGGAATTACTCTTTATGGAACAACAAATAAGAGATTTTATTATAATAGACCAACAGAAAGTTGGAGATCAACAGAAAATCTATTTTTAGATAATGGTAAATCACTTATTATTAATAATAATATAATTTTAACTGAACAACAATTAAGTATCCAAAATGCAAACATAACTGGTGTAGCAACTTTCCAAAGTGCAAATATCATAGAAGGTTCTACATTTATTGGAACTGTTGGAAACTTACGTGGAAATAATATTTACTATGTTGGAATATCAAGTTTTAATGAAACTTATATTTCTGTAGGTATTGTCACTAATTTAAGAGCAGATTATTTTACTTTAACCAATAATGAAACATTAATTACAACTCAGTTAAATTCTGTAATCGGTCCAAATACAAATAAAATTGCAATTGATACCACAGGATTAACACCAGAAATGACGGTGTACTCAAGTGGAACTGAACTGTTACCAAACACAACTATTCTTTCAATTGATGAACCAGGAATTATAACAATTACTCCTGGATCAATAAATCCAGTACAAACATCAACCTCAACTATTACTGTTGTTGATGATCCTCGTGCTGGAGTTGCAAGCATTACAAAATTAAAAACTCATGTTGGTATTTTTACAAATTTTGATACCTTAAATGCAAATATTACTGGAGTAACCACTGCAGAAAGACTTTATGTAAATACCGATATTTACACTCCAGGTATTTCTTCAGCAAATATAATTACTGCCCGTGTTGGATTAGTTACATTCTTAAGTGGAACGCATGTACAATATACTGGTATTGGTACTATTGATACTCTAAGAACAAATATTGGATTTGTTACCAACTTAATGGGAACAAATCTTTGGTATACTGGAATTTCAACATTACCAATATTGAATACTAATGTTGGTATTGTAACCTTCTTAACTGGTACTAATTTAAACTACAGTGGTGTAGGTACAGTAGATGTTATAAGATCTAATATTGGATTTGTTACCACATTTTATGGTAGAGATATTCAAGTAACTGGTGTAACAACAACACCAACGATAAGATCTAATATTGGATTTGTTACCACTATTTCTGGTACAAGAGCAACCTACCAAGATTTAGATAATGTAAACATTTATAATACTGGAATAGGAAGCTTTACTAACTTTAGAACTAATGTTGGTATTGTAACCTTCTTAACTGGTACTAATTTAAACTACAGTGGAATTGGTACAATTAATGATATAACTGCAAACTTAATTAATACTGGAATTGCCACTGTTGGAGTTTTATCAGCAACGGACGCAGAAATATCAAATGTATTGAATGTTCTTGAAATTATTGCTAATAGAATAGGAACTATTAATTTAAGTTCTGTAGATTTAAATATTGTTGGAACTTCAACAATTGCAAACCTAAATGTTCAAAATGTTGCAATTACATCTGCAGTTGGTGATAATTTCCAAACTACTACAATTGGAGTAGAAAACTTTACTGCAGACAGAATTTATTCTAGTGGTATTACCAGTGTTTCTGACTTCTTTGCTAATGTAGGATTTGTTACTGCATTAAATTCCACCAATTTCTCTGCTGGAATTGGAACTGTATTACTATTAGATAATACTAATATTTACACAACTGGTCTTGGAACTATCACTCAATTGAAGAGTAATGTAGGATTAGTAACAACTTTAACCTCAGATTATATTCTTGCTACAAATTATGTTATTGGTGCTGGAAGTACTGAAGCGTCTATAGGAATTAATACGACTGTAATAGGAATTTCTACAACCTTTATACTATCACTACAAGTTAATGATTTTGTTTATGCACCAAGTGGAATATCATCTGGAACAAGAATTGTAGGTTTAGGTACAGATACTATTACTATTTCACAACCATCCAATAACATTGGAGTTGTAACAGAAACTGCATTCTTCTCAAGAGACAATCTTGCAGGTATTGCAAGCATTTCTACATTAAAATCTAATGTTGGACTTATAACTTATCTTTCTGGTACTAATGTAGCATACAGTGGAATTGGTACAATTGACACATTATATACTAATGTTGGATTTGTAACTTATCTATCTAACGAAAATCTATCAGTATCTGGAGTTACCACTTTAGTAACAGTAAATGCATCTACACTATTCTTAGATAACATTACTAATAATGATACATTATATACTAATGTTGGATTTGTTACGTATCTTTCTGGTACTAATGTAGCGTATAGTGGAATTGGTACAATCAGAACTTTATACACTAATGTCGGTATTGTAACTAATTTAACTGGTACTAATGTAGCATACAGTGGAATTGGTACAATCAATACTTTATATGTTAACTCTGGATTTGTAACAACTCTTTCTGGAACTAACGTATCATACACTACTGGACAACTCAATTCATTATATGCAATAACAGGTGTAGTTACCACTATTTCTGGTACAAGAGCAACTTATCAAGATCTGGACAATACAAACATTTATAGTACTGGTATAGGAAGTTTTAATAACTTTAGAACTAATGTTGGTATTGTAACCTTTATTACAGGTACTAATTTAAATTATTCTGGTTTAGGAACTATTCCAAACTTAGTCGGAACTAATTTATCTTATCCAGGTATAAGTACACTTGGTAAAATATTAGCAACTGATATTACATTAACTAGCATAACAAATACCGACATTTATGCTTCTGGAATAGGATCAATAACAACATTAAGAGCAAATGTTGGTATTATTACTTTTGTAAGTGGTACTAATTTAAATTATTCTGGTGTATCGACTATTAATACACTCAGAAATGTTAATTTAGTTAGCACTGGTATCGCTACAGTTAATGATATTATTGGTTCCGATTGTGTATTTACAGGAATTTCAACATTTAATGCAATTAAAGGAACTAGTTTAGAAATTAATGATCTTGATATTTTCGGTTCTAACTTATTATATGCTGGTATTGCAACATTTACACAAAGATTAGATTCACCAAATGTTTCTAACTTCAACTTCTTTAATGCAACCAATATTTCTATTACAGGCGTATCAACACTACCTATAATAAGATCTGATCATATTCAAAATACTGGTGTAACTACTACAGGTAGATTGCGTGTTGGTGTAGGTGGAACAATTTTAACTGCAGACGCTTCTTCTGGAATTGGTTCTGTTGGTATTAATACAGTTTCTCCAAACGCAGCTTTACATGTTTACGGTGATGTCCAAATAAATGGTAACACTTTAGTTGGAACTATTTCAACAACATTAACATCTAATGCAACAGCACAAGTTCAGTTATTATCGAGAGATGTTTTTAGATCTGTTGAATACACAGTTCAAACTTCTATTGGAAATACACATCAAATTACTAAAATTTTATCAATTCATGATGGAGTAACATGCTACAATTCAGAATATTCAAATATTTCTACTGGAGTTGATGTTGCTTCTTATGATGTTGTAATAGACAACTCAATTCCACCTGGATATATTGCTCTTAGAGTTACACCAGTATCAAATGTTGGTGTAACAACAGTTGTGGTTAACTTCATAGCAAATAAAATATAAATAAACTAAGATAAAACCACGCAAAGGGGATAGTGAACCTTGGCTGATAGAAATTTTAGGGTAAAGCACGGTATCAATATTGATACCGCAAGATTAGTAGACGTAAACAGAAATATTGTAGCGGGAGTTACAACATTTTCTCATACAAGAGTAACAGGTGTTACTACAGTAGGTATTATTTCCGCCACTAATGGTGCTGGTGGAATGGGAATAGTAACATTCCAGTCACAGATTGCTATTGAAAGTGGTGGTCAAAGAATAACAATTACTCCACCAAGTCAAACATCAGGATTTGTTTCTTCATTTACATTAACATTACCAGCAAAACCTGGAACCGATGGTCAAGTTTTAACTTATGGACCTAATGGGGTATTAGGTTTTGCTACTAATGGTTTATTTGAAAATAGATATTATGTTTCATCGGCAAATGGTGATGATAATAATGACGGAAGATCAAAACCATTTAGAACTTTAAAGAAAGCAGCACAAGCATCATCATTTAGATCATTCAGTCTTCCTGGAGGAAGATATTTAGATGCTGGTAATATATTAACTGCAAACAAAGAGTTTATAAAAGAAGAAGTTGTTTCATATCTAGAATTCAATTACCCAAATATTTCTACAGATAAACCAGACTATGATAGAAGTATTTGTAAACGAGATGTTGGTTATATTGTAGATGCTATTGCATATGATTTGTCATATGGTGGAAATACTAAGTCTATAGAAGCAGGTTTAGCATATTGGGCAGGTGGTGTTTCTTATGTTCAAGGTGAAGAAGAAGAAGCATTACATGCATATAATTATATAAATTTCTTAGCACAGTACGTAATTAATAATCAAACACCACCTACATTATATCAATCAACAATAACACAGGTATTTGATTTTACTCTTATTGATGATCCAGCAAACGTTAACTCTAATTTCTTCCATAGAAGAAAAGATGCAAGAAATTTAATCGTTAATAATAGACAAGAAATTATTGATAAATCTCTTGCTGCAGTTGCTATTGCACACTCAGATTTTTATTTCCCAGGTGAAGAACAAACTAATTTAAGATCTAGGTATTACGATTCATATAGATTAATTCAGCAAAATAAACAAACAATTGTTAATTATGCTTATGCTGGTATTACTTCAGCATATCCTGGATTTGTTAATCCAGATCCAAACAAATGTCAACGAGATCTTGGATATTTTGTTGATGCAATTTCAACGGATATATTTACTGGTGGAAATAACTATGCAAGAGAATTTACTCTAAAGTATTTTACTGGAGTTGGAATTGGTAGTCTTGCGGGTGAAGAACAACAAACAATATATGCTTTTAGATATGCAGAATCTTTGATGAAAGAGGCGATCACAAATCGCCTTCCAATTAAAGATCTAACATTAACTGCAGATCCATTAACAGGATCTAATACAAATAGTACATCATGCGCTAATGTACAATCTAATATTGCAACACTAGTAGGAATTGTTACATCAGCAATTGGTGCGGCAAGTACAGCATCTTTACCAGCATACAATGGTGGTTATTTTGCTGGAATTACAACTTCTTGCAATGTTGTTTGTGGTTCAATTGGAATTGGGTCAACAAATATTATTGGTGGAAGAAAGTGCGCCAGAGATTTAGGATACATCGTTGATGCAATTGCTCAAGACGTTTCATATGGTTCAAATCAGCATATTGTATACGCAACCAAAAAATATTTTGATGGTGCTGGAAATCCACTATCAACTGGTTTGTTAGGTGAACAATCTCAATCTGTAACTGCTTTCCAAGCAGCAAGAAATTATGCAAAACTAGCAATTACAAATAATCTAAACTATCAAGATAGAACTATAATAGCAGATGCAGTCACTGGATTTAATACAAGTACCGCATCATGTGCAAATATTCAGACTAATATTGATAACTTAGTTGGAATATTAACTGCAGCAATTAGTTCTGGTAATTTAACCTCAGTCCCAAGTCCAGGTATTGGATCTATTACAGATTGTGCAGATGTAAGGTCATCAATTAATACTTTTGTTGGAATTGTAACTACAATTATTGGAATTGGAACAACAGCAGCACCAGAAGTTTCTGCACCAACAACTAAATCAAAACCAATTTGCATTTTTGTTGAAGCGGGTGAATATGTAGAAGATAACCCAATACTTCTGTATGAAGACGTTGCTGTTGTTGGTGATAACCTTAGAAATACAATTATTAGACCATCTAATGCGGGTAAAGATTTATTCCGTGTAAGAAATGGTTGCTATGTGACTGGATTTGCAATGAAGGATTTTGTGGATGCTGCAGGAGTTCCACAATATACATTTGATTATGCAATTGCTTTTGATGATCCAGCAGATCCATTTGTAAGTAGAGTTGGATATGCAGTTAAAAATGATAAACCACTGATTTCACGTTCTCCATATATCCAAAACTGCTCTATTCTTTCGTTCTTGGGTGGAAATGGTATTTTAGTTGATGGTGCAAAAATACAAACACCAAATACAACTGTTATTCCAGAAGAATCTGAAAATCCAGTAAGTGGACCTCAACCACAATTTGGTAAATCCATGGTTGCAGCGGCATTTACCATGGTTTCTTTTGGTGGTATTGGATGGAGAACCATTAATGATGGTTATGCACAGGTTGTTTCTTGTTTCCAAATTTTCTGTAAGTATGGATCTTTAACACAGTCTGGTGGATACTTATCCATTACAAACTCAGCAACTAACTTTGGTTTATATGCATTAAGATCATCTGGGTTCAATCAAAGATCTTACGTATTTGATAGAGGTAGAGTTGCTACTACAGGAACTTCGAGTGGTTCTCAAACATTAAGAACGATTGGTCTCGGTAGAACTGATCAAGATTTATATGTTTTAAGATTTTTTGATAATGCTGGAAATGATGACACTGCAGATTTTAAACCAGTTGTAACACAGGCAACATTCTTACCTACAGTAGGTCTCAATACTGCTACTGATAGATTTACAGTAACTGCACACCCATTTTTAAATGGTGATACTGTATTGTATATTGGTGATGAAAATTCGGCACCTCAAAGAGTTATTGAGGGTATGGTTAGTGGAAACCAATATTACTTAGGATACATTGATTCAAATACATTCCAATTATACGAAGATGAAGCTTTAACAAGAGTTGTTGATACTAAATCAACACCTACAGGAATTAACACATTCCAAAAAGGTAACGTAGAGTTTTTTGCTTCAGAAATTTTAGATTCTCACAATAATTATCAAGTTGTTTCTCTTGCAAGTACATCATCAACATTAAACTTTGTTTCTGGTAGACAAATTACACAATTAGTTCCTGGTGGAACTGCAGTTGGATATGCATACACTTACAATTCTACCAAGAGAGAATTAGTTGTTTCAGTAGAATCATCTAGTGGTATTACCAGATTATTTGGAGTAACAGATAATGTATCTACATTAAAAATTAATGATCATAGCGGAAGTCCAGTATCTATTGCTGTTACTGGAGTTGCTGGTATTAATACTTATTATACAGTTGAATGTAAAGTTGGTGCAACTATACCAGATACAGTTATTAATGGTGTCGGTGGTTTACCTGAAGCATATAATTTACACTTCCACAGACCTTCTATTATCAACTCATCATCACATACATGGGAGTTTTCTGGATCTGGAACAGATTACAACGCTTTACCAGAAAATGGTGGTAAAACTATACTATCATCTGAACAAGTTTCAGAATTAGGAGGAAGAGTTTATAGTTCAGGTACGAATGAACTTGGTGACTTTAAGATCGGTAATTTTATTACAGCATACAACAGAACAGGTAATATTATATTCAATAACAAAGTTACTATTGGACAGTTAGATTCTTTAAGATTAAGTCTTTCTGGTGGTGTAGCAGTTGAGGAATTCTCAACTGATATTGGACTTGGTGATAATGAAATAGGTGGTCCTCAGAACAAGAGAGTTTCAACTCAACTTGCAGTCAGATCATTTTTAAATAATAGATTGGGGAGTTTTATTGATAAATCAATTTCCACAAATGCTGTCCCAAGTGCTATTGTTCAACTAAATTCAAATGGACAAATTAACCCAGATTTAATTCCACCAAAGGTTGTTAATTACTATACTGCAAGTGTTTCTGGTGGAAGAACTGATTTGGTTAATAGAATACCTGCTGTTAACTTACAAAGTGGTGATACTGTTCTAGAACCAGCAAGTGGATATGTTTTAACTAATGATTTGTATGGACAATATTTACTTTTAAGTAGTACCACAAGAAATTATAATTACTTAAATGGTGATGAAATAATTGGTACAAATAGTGCAGGTGGAGCAATAGGAATTGTTACATCTCCCCCAACAAATTCTGTTGGTTATGGGACTACAGGACTAGTTAAAGGTGTATTACTATCAGTTTCAATAACTTCTGGTGGTTCTGGATACACAAATCCAGGAATTTATACTTGTGTACTTGATAGAACTACTGGTATTGGTACTAGTGCAAGAGCTGCTATTACAGTTGGTGCTTCTGGAACTGTAACTGCAATTAGTGTTAATTTTGGTGGAAGGTATTACACTTCTGGAGATGTTTTAACAATTAATAACGCCACATTACTTGGTGGTAGAAGTGGTGGAGCAAACTTTACTGCTACAGTTAATATAGTAGAAACTAGATTATATTTAAAACTAACAAATAATCAAAAATTTGTTGCGTCATCAACTTTACCTGATTATATTACAGACAGAGATGCTGTCGGTGTAGGTACTAGTTTACAAATTCAATATCAAAAAACTTTCACACCAACAGATATTTCTGTTGGTGGTGGTGTAGATTTTGCAAACAATAGAATTATTGTTGGTGTTTCAACATTTACAAACGGTGATCCCGTAATTTATTCTTCTGCAGGTGGAAATGTTATTGATGGTTTAACTCAAGGTGATACTTATTATGTTAAGAGAGTTGGTTTAAGTTCAGTTGAACTTTATACCACATATGGATTATCATCTTTAGTTTCTCTTACTGGTAGTGGAACTGGAACACATAGTTTAACAAGAGTTGGTGTAAATACCTCAGATGATTTTATTGTATTTGAAAAGCATGGATTTTCTACGGGAGATGCTGTAAAAGTTACTGGAGCAACTCCAGTAGGAGTAACAACTGGAGCATTTTATTTCATTGGTTCAGTTGTTACTAACGCATTTACTTTACATACAACAAGAGCAGACGCAACTACCTCTTTAAATGGATCTACATTTAGTCCAGTAGGATTAGGATCAACCGCAACAGGAACTGTTACATTTACCAGACAAAATGTTCAATATAATTCAACCGTAAATACATCGTCTAGTATTTTA